CCCGCGTATCTCTGTGTTGCCTGTAGTAAGAACTGACGTTGCGAACTGGACAGCCTCACGATAATCTCCACCTTCCTTGTACATAATCAACGAATAAGTATCGCCTTTGACTCCACAACCGTGGCAGACAAAGGCGTTTTTATCATAGTTTACTGCTGCGCTTGCATGTGTGTCGCTATGAAATGGACACTTCATCTTGCGCCAGCCGTTACCTTCTGCTGGTGTATCTGCACCTATATAGTTTAGATACTCTTTAATGCTCGGCTTTTGCTGCATGTTTTCTAACAATTTGTGATGCCATAAGATATGCCATTGATGCTGCCCAATGATGTTGTTCTTCCATAGTATTTTTTTCTTGATTAGCATATGATTCGGCAAGTTGTTCATGCCATTTAACTTTATATTCCATCTCTTTAATTATATCTTCAATCATAATCTCTCCTTATAATAACAATAGCAATTGAATTATAGCAAGCAACTCACTTAATGCTAACTGCATAAACATTAACATCTCAATCATTTATCCAACGCCTTTCGTAGTAACTCTACCCATACATGACCAGGCATGGTGCAATACCATTCCCCAGGACTCCCCTTGCCCTTACGTTTGTGCCACACCACGCCTGTCCATGCTTTATCATTAGCCATCTCGACTAATAACTCTTCAGTCCATCCCGCCAAGTCCATCTTGGCGTGGTTTTTTATTTCAATAGTAACTCCAGGTATACCTGATACATCACCCTTATCTAAAGTAGCACCAGCCAATCGCCTATCAACATAAGGAAACCATTCTTTGAGGTACTTAACTACATCACGTTCGGCTCCTGAGCCTTTGGCTTTGGCTGCACTACTCATCCCAATAATCTACAATCGTTTTAATAGTTGTATGAATGTGACAGTCACAATCATCTGATGTACTTCTATCATCAAAATGTTTTAAATTATCTTCATAGATAAGTGTAACTAATTCATCTATTGTATAAGGTTTATATTTTATATTGCTCATTCGTTAGGTTCGTCTCTAACTTCTGTTAGTTCCCAACGTCCTGTCTCTGCTTTCTTTGCACGTTCTTCTGCTATTGCTAGTGAAGAAGCACGAATAACTTTTACTTTGTATTGTGAATAAGTAACTCTATACTTAGGCATTATACTGTCATCTCCGTTTGTCTATAGTCTCGTACTACATCTTCAAGATACATAGAGCCAGGCTCAAATGATAATGGGATGTATGTATTACCTGTGTGGTCTGCTTTGCCATAACGATTTTTAACAGGGGCTACGCATAAGTATGCGTCTTGTCCCTGCATCATCTGCCCTACAGTCAGCACCATTGCTGGTATCTGACTGACCATGCCCTGCAACGCAGAACGTGGTTGGCAAGGAAAACCTTGTGCGCCTTCTTTGGTGTGATGTAATACTAATACGCATGCATTGGTATCTCTTGCAAGATACTTAAGTTCTTTCATAACTGCACGCATACCAGCAAACTCTTCATGCCCATCAATGGCTATGTCCATAAGATTATCTACCACGATAAGCGTAGGACTTCTACCCCACATAGTTTCAAATGCAGATACTTCTTCATCTAAATCTTTTAATGTAGGGCTAGGTTCAAATGACCAGTACAAATTACTAAACTCACGTAAGAGTTCTTCTGCTTGTGCTGGCTGTGTTTTTAACATGTACTCCGCATTAGCCTGCGGTATTTTTGCTTTCATTGCAAGCAAACGCATAGCCATAGTATGTGCATTAGTATCAGCAGAGAAATATAATGTAGGTTGTTTTAATCTTGCTGCTATATGTAATGCAATACTAGACTTACCTGCGCCTGGAGTACCTGCTATGACTGTAACTTCTGCTCTTCGCAGAATCATACCTTCACGTTGGAAAGCCTGAAAAGGTGGGGCTAATGGCTCTCCACCTACTTCTGGCTTACCGATACTACGGCGTAGTGTTTTCATTTATGCCTTTGTTTGGTCTGCTTGGAATGAATTCCACTCTGCCATTGCTGGCTTAATGTATTGTGTTGTGCACTTAGTTGGGTCACCTTGTTTTGCTGGACAGAAGTAACCTTTGTATGGACCAAACTTACCTGTTAATCCATGGATGCGTGTCATTGTACCGTGAGGACAAACACGTGAACCTGCACCTTGTGCTGGTGTTGACTCAATTACTGTAGCATTAAATGCTGCTGCAACTGTTGCTGTTGCTGGTTGTGGTGGTACTGCTGCATTGCTACCACGCACTGCTGCTTCTAGTTCTGTAGTTGCAGATGCAAGTGATGCAATCGTAAGCGCAACTGTCTGGTCTAACTCTTCAGCATTGGATGCACGCACTGTAATGAGCGAACCTGCTGCTGATTTAACTGTGATACTGATTGGTGCTTCTGTATGTGACACGTTACTCCTTAATTGGTGTGACTAGTTTCTTCTTTGCATCTCGGAAGGTACGTACTTTCATTGCTAATTGTATACCCTTCCATCCTTCTTTGAGGTCAACAAAATGTAATTCACATTGACCACTACCTGCTGGTAGATGGACAATGATTCCTTTATCTTGATTGACATCTCCCCAAGTACCACGGGTTGCCGTAGCAGGGTCATACGGCAAGCCGTGTGCATACACCGCTAACTGCATGGCAATTTTATTTGGATAACTAATGCTTCCTGTTTTTAAATCAGAGATAAACAGTTCACCTTTGTATCTAACTATACGGTCAGGCGTACCTGCTATCTTGTATTTATCCAACACGCAGAACTGTTCTATGTTTACGTTCTCAAAGTTTCTTGTTGCTTCTGCATATGCTTGTATGTCTGCAACATAATCGTCAGGAATAACACCTAGGTCTTCACCTCTATCATACTTTTCGGTTAGTGTATGTATGGCTGTACCTATAGTTGCTTGCTTGGTAGCACCTGCTGCTTCCATTGCATCTTCAACTAACTTGTCCATCTCCAACTTGTTGTCACGATGTGCACTTGCAGCCAGTAAAAGGTCAGGTCGTAATGTTAAACCTGCTGCTGCCATGCGTAACTTCCATGCAACTAATGCAGTGCCATCATCTAATGAACCTGCAACTGTAGTTGTACGTGTGTATGGTACTGGCTTGCCACCTTTGGGTGGCACCACCATTGGTCTGCCGTATCTATCCCTATCTATTTCTACTTCTGCCATGCATCTCCTTTGTTAAAACTAATAGGGGTAGGGAAAAGAGAGAGAAACCTACCGCCTATTAGTCCTGTCATCATAGCATAAGTGACGGCTTATGCATTGATGTCATTGCCACAGTGTGGGCAAAGTCGTTCTCTTTTTTTATACGTCTCGTATCGTACGTATGCATCCTTGTAATTCTGATGCACATATACTTTACATCTGTTGCGTGCACTATACAAACGTATAACTGCACCTGATTGGTGTAGTACTGAAAGGATACCACTAGTAGTACCGTGATGCCATCCTGTTTGTGTTGACATTTCTTTCCATGTCAACCCTAACTCACCTGCATTTTTTAATAAAGACAACGCTTGTTCCTGTCGGTTTTGTTCCCGACCTGACACAAGATTTTCTACTGCACGTAACTTGGATGTATCTGTACCTGACCAGCCTGCTGTTCCATTATATGGAACGAATGCTGTCATTGATTTTCTTCTTCGATGTCGTTAACTTCAATAAGGTCTACGTCAATATCACCATCATAGAATTCAACTGTAACATTATCCATGAATAAAGATTCAACATCACGTTCATCTTCTACTTCAACGTTAAATGTTCCTGTAATGGTATAGTTTGCAGTGTACTTGGTTGTAAGTTTGTTGGCACCGATGCGTTCAAGTAATAGGTTGACATCTCCTTTGTTGACAGTTGTTTCACCGTCACTCCATTCACCTTCACTGAAGAAGTCACGTACCTCATTACGAATGTTACGGATGTCTTGCAAGTATTTGTCGGCACGCTGTTGAACTCCATCTATATCCTTTGTTCGTTCGATAAAGCGGATAACCTCAGCCTCTGTGTAATTTACTGTACCTTCTGCTGTATTGATTTGGATTGTGTTCATATCTTCCTCTCTTAGTTGGATGAGCAGTTTAATCACATGCTCAGGTGATGGTATAAACTACCTGCATCTCAAGGGCAACTATCGGAAGACCTTTTACGCTGGTTCACTATACCTATTCCCCCCATGTTGGGAACTCTATGATACCAGTAAAGACAATGCCTTCGTCTTTACTTTGTCGTTACGTCCACTCAAGGTGGCGGCGGCAAGGCGTTCCGCGCCACCTGTTGCATAGTGGTCAGCAAATTCTACCACTGCATGCCATGCACCAAAGGCTGTGCCTCTAATGTTCTCTTGTGTTTCTGATTCATTGTAAATAGCCCACGCTTTAGCGCGTGATTCTTTAGCAATGGTCTGTTGCTTGCGTTCACCACGTGTTAGTAAATCATACGGCGTATCTTCTACTGCAGGTGGCAGTGCCCATACACGCTTAAAGAAGTTGACTGTTTGTTCTCTTGTCATCTTATTCTGTAACAATCTACTGGCTGTTGCTTCATAATCTTGGATAGCAGTATAAGTTAACTGAGTAATGTTACGTATATCTTTAACTGATAGTTCTTGGTTAGTTGTATGTGACATACGATATGTGTACTCATTGTACTTATGACTACGATTACCTGTTCGGTTACTAATCAAACCATTGACTTGGTTAGCACACCATAGACGTTCAATGACTGGCTTAATAACTACAGATGATGAGCCATCATGTGATGATTTAACTAGTAGGAACGCAGCATGTGGGTCATTGGCTACTGTTATACCTTGCGGTACTTCAAGTAACATCCAGATATTAGAGCCATTGTTATACTCACCTGCTGCAGTATAACGTGCATCACCTGAGTCTACTAGTGTATCTAATGCGTTAAAGACTTCCATGTTTTGGACAATCTTATATTTGCTACCAACAATACCAATGACTGAGTTAATATCCTCACGGATAATAGCCTTCTTCTTTGGTACGTCTACATATGTGGCTGGTGTTACACCTTCCTCATCTACTAGTAGCGGTGTACTTACTGCTTGTAATTCACCTTCACGTACAGTCCAGTTAAGTCCTGCTTGTGTGGCTGCATCTGATGCAGAGTTGGCTGTTACTGCAGTGCCACCTCGTACCCAAGCAGACTTGTGTTTACTTGCTATGTCTGTTGTCATTACTCTCCCTTTACCAACTTGCTTGATACTGAAAGGACCAGTCTTCTGGTACTTCTGTTAGGATATTGTCTAATAGTGTAGCAGTTTCCTGTACATTTTCCCAATACCATTCATCTATATCTGTTGAGCCAAAGAAAAATCCACCTACTGGTGGTAGTAATTCTTCTGCTTTGTCTGGATTTTTATCTGTTAATAGTTCTTTACATGTATCACGTAGTCTTACAAGACTTTCACGTGGTACATATATAGGTGAGCAATCGTCATCCTCTCCATCAACAAACCAGTTATGTATAGCATTAGCCTTACGCCAATATGCTACCTCCATTTGTGTAACGATGTGACCTTTAGCAAAAGTTTGTGCATCTAATGCATCAACAATCTCTTCATGTCTAGTACCTTCTTTAAAAGGTGGTGAATTAGATACAAACTTTTGTGCGTAAAGATACATGTCAAGACCCATGATTACTCTCCGTCTTCAGCGAATCGTAGTACTGCCCATGAGTTGCTTTCATTTGCTTCTTCAAGCCAACCTTGTTGCTTAGCCAAACCAATGAATGCACCTTGACATATAGATTCTAATTGCTCAGGTGGCATGCTAACAATGCCTGGTGTAGATGGGTGATTGAGATTGAACTCAGTCACTAACTTAACTGTGTGTACTACCTTGTATGTGTTGTTCATTTGTGCTCTCTCTTTCTGATAGTCGGGTATCTATCCAGCGAGTCATGGTAAACCCACTGAATCCTATTGTGTCTTGCAATAGAGTCAGTGCCATGTCATCGTCACTTGCCTCTACTTCTATCTCACATTGTATAACGTAATAACTTTTCATTAGTACCACTTGTGCTTTCTCCAGTGTGACCAAGCGATTGATGGCTTGTCATATCTGTGCTGGATATACGACAGCCCCTTCTCAATTTGGAGAGGGGCTGGAGTACCAGGTTTTGTATTAAGAACTTGTGCTATGCCATATGCTGACGAGTTTTTC